GCTTATCTAAAACAGGTATTGAATCTGCTGAAATTAGTGGTGATAGACAGATTAAACATTACCGTCACGGTAATAAAACTGTAGGCGGTGATATTGGTATTGAACTTTCTTACAATACCTTTGATGATTTATTAGAAGCTGCTTTAGGTGGTGCATGGGATGCTGATGTACCTGCTATAGGCACTGACCAACTACAAGTAGGTTCAGCACGTAGAAGTTTTACTATTGAACGTAAATTTAGTAATTTAGATGTGCCTGAGTATTACAGATACCGAGGCTGTGAAGTTAACAGTTTTAACTTATCAGTAGCACCAGACGCTATTATTACTGGTTCATTTAATATAATGGCAAAAGATCAAGATACACCTGATACAGCTATTATAGCCGGTGCCACTTATGCAGCACCTACAATTACAGAACCTTTTGATAGTTTTAGCGGTGTTATTACTGAAGGTGGTAGTGCCATAGCTGTAGTTACTTCAATAGATTTAACATTAGAGAATGGTTTAAATCCTTTATTTGTTATAGGTTCAGACGTAACAGAGTTACCTAGTATTGGTAAGAGTCGTGTAACTGGTACTGTAGGTTTATTCTTTCAGGATTCATCACTAGTTAATAAATTTATTAGTGAGACTGCATCTAATTTAGTATTTACTTTAGTAGATCCTGATGGTAATGCTTATGATTTTACTTTACCTAATATTAAATATACAGGTGGTCAACCTGATGTATCTGGTGAAGGTGAAGTTACTATTAGTATGCCATTTCAAGCACTGTATGATTCTACTGAAGGTTCTAACCTAACTATTGAACGTACACCAATTTAATTAATAACTAAAAGGTAATTTATAATATGAACATTGAAGAACTCTATACTAAAGAGCTTCACGAAAAAGGTTCTGAAATGCAAGTTATAGATAAGTTTGGTAAAAAACTAAGCATGTTTATAACTTTGCAAGGTACTGATTCTGCTGCTTTTCGTAAGGCTAAAATAAAAATGAGTAGAGCAGTACTTAAAGACCCTACTGGTGATAATGAAGAAAGGCGTGCAGAAGCATTAGCTGAAATTTCTACAGGGTGGCGTGGTTTTAAAGACGGTAAGAAAAATTTAAAATTCACTAAGAAATTAATTAAAGGTTTATATGTTAATGCACCTTACATTATGGATCAGGCAGATTCATATATTAATAGACAAGTAAATTTTACCAAAGGCTAACTAATTCTATTTTAGAATTTGTAAAATGGACAGCACACGCAAACGGATTTGATAAAGGTGCTAAAGTTAGCCGGTTAAAACAATGGGAACACTTAAAGAAAAAACATAATATAATACCTGAAGGTTTAGCTGATAAACCTGAGTTAGATGAAAATTTAATGTACCTATGGGAATTGTATATAGAAATTAGAAGGGGATGCAAAGAAGTAAGTTACAGTGAAGTTGAATCGTTTATTAAGTTAATAGGTATTCAGCTATCATCATGGGAAGTTTCTCTAATGCTGCAAATTGACGAGGTTTGGAATAAGTACAATGGCTGAAGATATTGCAGTATTAGGTATTAAAGTTCTATCTGATGATATTGTCAAAGCTACTAAACGCTTAGACAAGTTAGAAAAAGAATCTAAATCCACAGAAAAACAAAATAAAAAAACTACAGCATCTTTTAAAGGCATGGGTGCCGCTATAGGTGGCTTAGGTTTAGGTTTAGCATTTAAAAACATAATAAGTTTAGCTATAGAACAAGAACGTGTAGTTAAACAAGTAGATGCTGCTATAAAATCTACAGGTGGTGCAGCAGGTTTTACTACTGAAGAATTACAAAAAATGGCCGCTGGCTTTCAAGATGTTACTAACTATGGTGATGAATCTATACTTAGTATGCAATCTGTTTTACTTACCTTTACTAATTTAAAAGACGATGTATTCCCTGCTACTACTGAAGCAGTATTAAATCTATCTGAACGTATGGGTACAGATTTACAATCGTCTGCTATTCAATTAGGTAAGGCTTTAAATGATCCTATAAAAAATCTATCTGCTTTAAGTCGTGCTGGTATTCAATTTACAGACGATCAAAAAGATGTAATAAAAGGTTTATGGGAAACTGGTCAACAGGCAGAAGCACAGAGAATAATTTTAGCAGAGTTAGAAGTACAATTTGGTGGTAGTGCTGTAGCTGCACGTGATACTTTTGGCGGCGCATTAAAATCATTAGGTAATGCCTTTGGGGATTTATTGGAAGGTGATGGTGGTAACTTAAACGATGCTAAAGGTGCTATAGAAGAACTAACTTTAATAATGCAAGATGAAGGTACTAAAGCTGCTTTTGGGTCTATAGTAACTTTAGTAGTTGGTATAACTACTGCACTTGCTACTATGATAGGTAAATTAAGTTCAGGTGGTAAGCATTTAGGGGAATTCTTAGCTAATGCTTTAGCTGAAGAAACTACCAGTGATAGAGTAGATGATATAAATGAAAGGCTTAAAGTATTAGCCGGAGTAATGAGCCAGACTATTAACGCGCCGCAAGGTACGCGAATGGCTAAACAGTTTGCTAAAGCACGTGAAGATGTTATTAGGCTTACTGCTGAATTAAATGAATTAGGCGGTGGTGTTACTTTTGTTGGTGAAGTTACTGATGGTGGTGATGTTGCTGGTAGAGCTGACCCAGTTTTAACAAAACAAATAGAGTTAGATTTAATAGCAGAAAAAGAAATGGATGCTGCTTTAGATCGTGCAGTACGTGAACAAGAAGAAATGGAAAGGTTAAGCGATTATAATGATCAAAAATTAGCCGTTCAAATGGATTACTATGATCGTTTATATAACTTAGAAGCAGGTTCACAAGAAGCGGCTTTAGCATTTACAGAAAGTCTAAGAATGAGTGATACTAAAGGTGCGTTACAAAATGGTGCTTTGATGTTAGCTAACGCTGCTAAAACTAATAAAGCTGCTTTTGAATTACAAAAAGGGTCTGCTTTAGCTAATGCTGTAGTTACTTTACCAAGTGCTGTTATGAAATCTTTTGATAATGGCGGTGGTTATCCATTTGGTTTAATCCCTGCTGGTTTAATGCTTAAAGCAGGTACAGATCAAATTAACTCTATTAAAAACTCATCTTTTGGTGGTGGTGGTGGTGCACCTTCTATTTCTGGTGGTGGTTCTACTTCACCTTCATCACCTGTAGCAAGTGGTTTACCTGCTGGTACTACTGCTTTACCTGATAGAGGTGAAGAACCACGTGCTGGTGTAACTAACATTGCTTTAGTAGGACAAGATAAAACATTTACTGGTGAACAAATAGATGCTATTTTTGAGGAAATATCAGACGCACTAGAAAGAGGTGATAGAGTGTTATTTAGTTCAGATAGTCGGCAAGCCTTGGAGCTGTCAGCATGAGTGCCTATAGTTATACTGCTAATAGAAACTTCATACCAACAGATTTATCGATCACTGCTATAGATATTTCTATACTTGCTTCAGATGATTCTTTTAATTCTGCTGGTGGTGATTTTGCAGGGCTTATTTCTGGTTACTGGGTTTTAGTTTCTGGCTCTGCTGTTGATGATGGTTGGCATCAATTATTAGTCGATTCTACTTCTGGAAAGATAACAACTACATCTACACTTACTGATGAAACTGCTGGTTCTAGTATTACTATCATAGGTTATAAGCATGGCTTAAACGAAGTGTATGATTTAGAGATTTACTCTCAAATATTAAACCCAATTTATAAATCAAAAACTAAAAAATCTGAATCACTTAGTGGTGTTGTAGAAACTTTACTTTTAAATGAAATAGAATACTGGGATATTACAACGGGTGAAATCACAGAAGCAGAATTACCTTACTGGTTAGAGTTTTTTAGCTCTGTTAAAGCAGGTGAAGTGTTTAGTTTTGATCCTTATGGTACTATTGCATTACCTGATAATGTTAAAACATGTATCATTGAAGGGGATCAAGATATAAGCCGTATTGAAACTTCTGATGGTTATTACATTTCATTTAAGGTGCGTACTACATGAGGGTAGGAACTGAAAATTTTGAAGTAAATAATTCCTCGCTATCAAAAGTTCCGCGTTATGTTGTAGTGCAGGCTTATGATGATGAAGCTACTGATTTAGTTTACTTCACTTCACATCCTAGCTGTGAAACTCCTGTAGGTGTTGTTGTTATTTCTTCTGTTATAGAAGGGTTAAGTGTAACTAGCCAAAGTATGCGGCCAGAAAAAGCACAGGCATCTATAGGTAAAGCTTCTTATACTTTGGTTGATAAAGATAATCAGATAAGAACACTACACGCTACTAAATTAGCTTCTGGCAAAAGTTTAAAATCAAAACGTACAGCATTTTACATGGGTTATGATGGTGATAGCTGGGATGATTACCAACTTGTACAGACTCAAATAGTAGATGAAGTTAATTACACAGATACAAAATATGTACATAACTGTTCAGATGTGCAAAGATTAGAACGTAAAGATATTTTTATACTATCACGTACTACACTTGCTGCTTCTCTTTTAATTGGTGAGACAACAATTCAGGTATATGATACATCAGTTTTTGAAATGGTTGCTCATGGTTCTAGTTACTCAGATGCGCCTAATACTACTGTCGGTTATGTAAAAATCGCAGATGAAGTAATTAGATACACTGGTAAAACTTCTACTACTTTTACAGGTTGTGTAAGAGGTAGTTTAGGTACTAAAGAAGTAGATCATGTTATTAATCTATTAGCTTCAGCAGATAGAAGGACTGAAGTTAAAGAACATATTTATTTAGAAATGCCTATAGCAAAACTTATGTATGCTTTGCTTACTGGAAGTTTATATAATCAAGCGTCTAGCTTACCTAATAACTGGCACTTAAATATAGACACAACATTTATTAAAACTTCTGATTTTATAAACATTGGTGTAGATTTTTGGAACACTAATGATGATGAAGTAGGATTAATTACAAGATTTGAAGGTCTTAGTAAAACTGATGGTAAGAAGTTTATAGAAAAAGAATTAAATCTTTTGGTAGCCTGTTTCAATCCTATATATACTGATGGTTCATTAGGTCTTAAAAGAGCAGTTCACATTATTAGTGATTCTGCACCATCTATTATATTAGATGAATCAAATATAGTTTCATTTGGTAATTTAACACATGATATGTTATCTGTTAAAAACGATTTAGCAATACAATGGAATTATGACTCTGTAAAAGAAACGTATACAAGAAAACATGTGCTATATGACACAAGCAGTATCACTACTTACGGACAATCTAAACAACTTGTTTTAAAATTTCGTGGCTTACATGGTTCTATACATACTATTAAAACAATAGAAAAAGTGTTTGATAGATTGCGTGATAGATTTGTATCACCACCATTGCATTTAACTGTTAAAACTTTATTTAGTAAAAATGCTATAGAAGTAGGTGATGTAGTTCGTGTAAAGTTAGAGGCATTACAAGATTATAACACTGACACAACACTTGATCGCTCTTTTGAAGTGCAGAAAGTTAGTGTTGATTGGGTTAATGGTACAGTAAACTTATCTTTATTTGGGTCTGCTGCAAAAGCAGGAACAATAGAACGTAGTGGTACATCTACTGTTTTGCCTGATTCTTGGTACACTTCAGAAGGTATTAATATTGCTGGATTAGCAGGAGTTATAGCAGGGCATGTAACGTCTGATCTAGTTCTAACAGGTAACGATGATTTAACTAATTCATTAGCCGTATATTATTTTGATGGTAGTTTAATTGTTGATGATGATGTTAAACTAACAGTTACTAATAATGTGCAACTTCGTGTAAGAGATTTTATAGTTGTAGACGGTACATTAACTGGAAAAGGTCAAGGTATTGCTGGTAAGGCTGCTGCTACTACATGGGATAGCTTCACTGGGGTAGAAGGGTATATAGGTTCAACAAGTTCACAAGCAAGTTATACTCTCCATCATTCTAATAACTATGTAAATACATTATCTTTTACTTTGCCAGCAATTGGACAAGTTAGCTCTATTCCTGAATATAATATTTTTTATAATATAGAAACTGAAAAATTAGAGGGACTACCAACAGATTTAAGAAGTAGCTCAGGTGGTTGTGGTGGGCAAATAGTACAAAGTGCAGTTAGTAAAGCATTAGGTGGTAAAGGTGGTGATGGTTCTGCTGGGTTAGCTATAATATGTCGTGGAATTACTACAGGTGCTAATGGGTTAATAGATCAAAGTGGTGTAGATGGTGAACTAGGTGAAGTCTATGCTAAAGGTGGTTCTAATCATCATGCCGGTACTGGTGCTGGTTCTGCACCTTCTGGTTTACTTGTTCTACTTGATGGTTCAAGTGCTACATACACGGCAGATTTTAAAGCAGAACAAGGTAGGACTGAAGCTATAGGGGAAGCCATAGCACCAATTAGATTAGGTTGGCAGTCTTATGAAAGTGGAAAAGAATATTCTAGTGCATCTTTAGGCATAGATAATGGGGATCGTTCACAGTCTAGTTTAAGAGTTCAGTATATACCTAAATTAGTTGATGCTGTTATAGATGTTCCTGAGGTAGCTGAAGATGCTTTAAGTTTATCTATAGTAGAATATAAAGATACTCCGCATAGTGCAGCTGGTAATTTATCTTCTTTAGAAGTAACAGTTAATCCACCTTCTGATGCTAATTATGATTATTCAAATATTTATTATAAAGTCGACACTCAAGATGTTTGGACTTTTGCCGGTGTAGCTAATGATGAACGTGTTATAAGTGTTGCTAGTGATGGACTAACTTATGATGTTAAAGCACATTCTGTTTCTATATGGGGAATAGAAAGTGATTCAAGTGTTACAAGTCAAATAATTACTACAGATGTAACTACACCAGAATTAAATACTGATATTGCTGTTATAGAAACTTTAGTTGTTCCTGATGTTACTGGTTTAGAAATATTTGAAGGCGGCAACATTGAAGAGTTTACAGGCAAGGATGCTAAGTTTACATGGCGTAAAAGTTCTATTAATGATAGTTATTTTATAGGTTCTGAACCTACTGGTGTTGGTTCTAATACAGGTTCTCAAGATTTATATTTTAAAGATTATGAAGTAAGGATGTATGATGATTCCGATAATTTATTAAGAATTGAAAATGTTGTAGATAATATTTACACATATACACATGAAAAGAATGTTGAAGATTATGAACGAATAATTGGCATTGTAGGTGCTAATCGTTCGTTTAGAATTGAAGTATATGCACGTAGTAGACAAGGACAGTATTCTGAAAATGCAGCAAAATTACCAGTTAATAATCCAGCACCAGCTTTACCGAGTGGTATTAATTTAAAAGCTAATTTTAGAACTTTATTTTTAAGCTATTCATTACCAACTGATTTAGATTTTACTGGCGTTAAAATTTGGATTGATACCAGCACAGGATTCACACGGGATGATACCACACTCGTTTACAATGGTGTTGGAACTAATATTATCATAGATGTACTTGGTGATGGTTCTGGTTTAGAACCTAATACAGAATATTTTGTTTATATGTTAGCTTATGATGCCTTTGGTGAAACCGGAACAGAATCTGTTGAGCTATCAACAATTACACTACAAGTTATTAATTCTGATATAGGAAATCTTGCTATAGATACACCACAGATTGCTGATTTTGCAGTAGACACAGCTAAGATAGAATTGCTTGCTGTTGTTGAAGCACATATTGCTAATCTTGCTGTAACTGATGCTAAAATTTTCGCCTTATCTGCAAGCAAAATAACAGCAGATGTTATTTCAGCTTCATTGGTATTTGCAAATGCAATGGTATTAACGACATTAGGTGTTATAAGAAGTGCTGCAACTTTTGGTGTTGCTGGGGTTTGGTTAGGCTGGGATGTTGATGCATATAAGTTTTATGTTGGAGATGGTAATAATAGATTTGCTAAATTTAATGGTGATGAGTTTACATTGGGCGCTGACATTGAATTTTCTGGTGGTGATGCTTACAACAATCCAAATAATTATTTGAGAGTTTTAAAACCTCATCAACTACCATATACTAGACATGCATCTAGTTCAGGGAACTTAACATTAGAAACTTTGTTTACTAAACAAGATTTGAGTGCTGTCGGTTATGAAGAAATGCATACACAGTTAAATTTTTACACTGTGACAGATGATTGGGATTGGTCTAAAGAACGAAAATATAAAGTAAAACTTGATGTAGCATTAGCAAGTGTAGGAGCAGATTATTTAATTGGTATAGGGCAGACTGATGCAGCGAAAACAAAAAATTCATTCATCGGGTTTTATTTTGAATATATAAGTGGTTCTGTTACTAAAGTATATGGAAGGACTTGTGGTTCAAGCAGTGGGTCTGCCGTTGTGACCGATACTTATCTTGCTGATTCATCTTATGCCTTTGATACGTATGAATTTATACACAAATCAGGTGAAGTAGAATTTTACATAAATGTGATACTTAAGGCAACAGCAACGGGTAGTGTATTTATTATACCAG